CATATGAAAATAACCATTCTAACAAACCAAAAATAGGATGCTTAACAAATCCACCCTCTATCGGTCGATGATCACTATATTCGCTTTCTGGAGGAAGAACCATTTTCTTTTCTAATGCTAAATGTATTAAAAGAATAGTCCACGGAGCAACAGTTCCAAAAACTTCATTATAGTTACAACCCATCATTTCAGCCATAGTTTGGATAAGGCTTAATAGACCAACTTTCACATCAATATTTCTTAATACTACAACATCCATAACTGCATAATCAACAAACCCAACATAATTATTCTTATAAAAATTATGAATTGATTTATCATCACCATAATCCATTTTTCCTTGACCTTTTTTAAGAATAACTTTTGTTATCCACTCAAGACTATATGATTTTTGATCTTTTAAAGTGAACTTTTTAAAAGCTTCCATTAAATCGATAAGGTAAATACCATTCCATTCAACCATTCTTTGTCGTTTACCAAATTGATGAATTTCTTTATAAGAAGTCTTCCCTAATGGACTGAAATCATTAATGTCAATTCCTAAGTATTCTGCTCTTGCAGTCAAATATGGAAAATCAAATGTTTCCGCATTCCACCCAACAATAACAGTAGGGTTTATTTTTTTAAGAAATTTTATAAAAGTCTTCATCATAATAGTTTCATCTTCAATATGATGAAACACTAATTTTGAACAATCATTTTTATATTTTTCTTTAAGTTTAAGTTTTTCTTCTTCTAAAATATCTTTAGTTTGAAATATAATAATACTATCACTTTTTTTATCAAGAATTTGAATATGTGTAATTGGTATAATTGGATTAAATGTATCAGGAAATGATCGGTTATTCAAATCAATAGCTTCAATATCTAAATACCAAATATTAATATCTGCTCGTTTTCCTTGTTTCCAAAATTGATGAGCATATAAAACTTTGGCAGTAACTGTTGAGAATTTTTTATTTAGAAGTTCACATTCTTCTTTTGCTTTTTTAGTATCAGATGCCGAAAGAAGTCCTGCATCATATCTGATTTTTTCATCAGTTAAATGGAAGAATTCTCCGTTCTGATTTTCCTTAAAAAACAAATTTACATTATCAATTTTTTGGAAATGAGATATTCCGTCAATATTCAAACGAGCATATTGATCCCATCCCTTTCTAAAAATACCCTCTAATGTTTTTGCCATTTTAATCCTTTATTTTTAATAAACATCTGTTTCTTTTAATTTAGTTGAAATAGTTGTTGCTAGTAATAGGCAATCGTGCAAAACTTCTTCAGGGCAACTAAATTCATCTTTATCAAATAAACTATCATTTAAGACTTTTAAATCATCTAATTTAAAGCTTTCTAATGCCTGTTCTAGGAGTTTTGCTTCTTTGTGAGTACATTTAATTACAAAAATATCTTTTTTCCTCTTATGCTTTATCTTCATCCCTTAATCCTTTCATTTTTATTTGAGCTAATACTTCTTTAACAAAAAGATCTCCTACAACTCTAATAATATTCTTTAATTTAATTGTATCAAAATCACTATTATTTCTAACAATATATTCTACAGATGTTAAATCAAGATTGTGTCTTTCTATAATCCCTTTGATACTTAAAATATCTTCTTGTTCAACTTTTTGAACAAGAACTTCTTCTATTGATGGTGCTTTCATATTTTATCCTTTAATATATTATAAAAATTTATTCTTCGCTTAAATAAATTGTCGCAAACATATTTCCATCTTGAAAATAAAGTTCAGTTTTTTCATCAAACTTCTTAGTTATAAAAATATTCGACTTTGACATATATTCAACTCCTTTTTCTAAACCAGCTTTTGCTTCTTCTAATGAATTAAATGAGTCAACCTTTAGGGGAATTCCTCCCTCTATTTTACAATATACAGTAAACATATTAAATCTCTGATAAAGTTTCTACAATTTTAATTGATTTTTCAATTAAAGCTTCTTTAAGAACTTCAAAAAGCTCTTCATTTAAAGCTGATAGAGGAATATCTGATTGTGTTGTATCATTACAGTTTTCGTTATAAAGTTCAGTAATGACTTTATAAAAAGTTAAAAATTCTTCAGCACCATTTTCTTCAGCCATTAATTCCTCATAAGAGAATTTAGATCCTTCAATTCTTAATTGATCGATTGTTTCTTTGATTTGTTCGATTGTTTCCATAGTTTAAGTTCCTTTATTTTTTATATATAATATATTATACCTAAAGTTTACTTAAATTATGCTTAAATTTAATAATTTAAAAATTTTATTTTTAATAATATTAGAAAGGAGTTTGTTAAGTTATTTTTAGTTTTACTATATAATAGATTAATAAAAATTTTTAGGGTTTTTATTTTTTAGTTTTACTATATAATAGATTAATAAAAATTTTTTTACATCTGCAAGACATTTTATTTTTTATTAGAGAGTATTTTTTTATTTGAAGTATATTTACTTTAGTGTAGGGTATAAGGTTCTGAATAGTGTAGAAAAAGGAAGTTTCTTATTTTATTTCTATTTAATTAAATTTTTGTGATGGAAAACTATTAGAAAAAAGAACTTCCCTTTTTTAAAAACTACTATAAAGAAATATAGTATAATAAATTTGAAGTTCTTTATTTCTAAAATTTGTTTCAAGCTGTATATTTAGTCTTTATTGAATATACAACACTAAACTGCCGTATATTCTCTTGTTAATCTTTCCCAATCACTCTCACCAGACTCTTTAATTGCAATAGCAGCAACAACTGCTCTCATTGTCAATTCTTTTCCTGATGCAGATAATTGATCTACAACTTTTTGTTTTTCTTCTAAAGCAATTTCAGGGCTTATGAATTCAATAATTGATTTAATTCTTCTAACTCTATCTTCAAGTGTTAATTGAATATCCATAAATAAAGATCTTGATGCGATTGCTGCTAAATCTGCATCTTTTTGGAATTTTTCTCCTGGAAGATTTGATATAAAAATAACTCTTGATGTAAAATTAAATGTATTTGGAAGTTTGATTTTTGTACCAACATCTTCAGGTTTATTTAACATCGCATCGTATAATTTTGCATAATATTCTTCTTGTTCTTCAGGACTTAAAATTTCAATATTTTGAGTTTTAGGTGAATTCCAAAATAAAACTCTTTCTTTTTTAGTATCAAGAGCTGATTTAAGCATATTAATACCATCTTTATCAGAAAATACTGAGTCAGAATCATCATAGACAATCGTCATATTATCTCTATTCATAAATAAGTCAAAATATAATCCCATTGGGCTTAGTTTAGCACCTTGTCTATATCTCCATTGAGCATCAGGTCCATTTGGACTTCCTAATAATGTTTTCATTGACTTTTCCACGTGGAAAGTTTTCCCAACTCCTGCAGCACCACAAACAATAAGAGAATTTTGTAACCCCATAGCTACAACTTTTGCAAGTTTTTCAATATCATCAAAAACTACATCTGGATCAGAATATTTTTTCTTATCAAGTATTTTTTCAGCTTTTGTTACTGTAACTGTTGCATTATTTTCTTCATCAACACCTTTTTTAACTTTAAAACCTTTATATTCGTCTTCATCCCAAACACCAGCATCTTTAAGGATTTTTTCAAATCTAGATCCAGTTTCACCATTCCATTCAATACCTTTAGTCAAGGCATATGCTTTCATCTTTTTAGGAACATCCCACTCATTAATCACAGCTTCAGAAAAATTCTCCATTTTTCCTCTAATAATGATATCTTTTAATTCTTCAACAACATCAACAATATTCATCCAATCGTATAATTCAATTGTTGTAGTTGGAGCAGTAAAAAGACCAGCACCTTTAGATTTATCCCAAAAGTCAACTACATTAATTCCATATTTGTTTTTAGATTTATCATAAAAACCAAATCTAATTAAATTTCCAGAACTTGTAATATATTTAAACCCATATCCAGAGTTACCATCTTTTTTCTTAAACTTATCTTCTCCAAGACCAGCACCTAATAGATTATAAGTTCCACCCTCACCCTTACCGATGATTGAAGCTAATAAATCACTAACTCTTCTTAATTTTTTCTTATCAAATTTAGCTTCAACGATTGACTCGCCATTTCTAACTGCCTCTGATAATTGTTTAATACTAACCATATTATTTCCTTTACCTTTATTTTAATGTTATTTATTAGTCTTCTTCTAAGTGTATCTATCTCTCTAAAATTCTCAGTTATATAAATTTTACACTTAATCTTTTATTATAGTTTCAAGTTTTTCTTTTAAAGTTTCCGCATTAAATGGTTTTATAATATATTGGTTTGCTCCTAATTTTAAAGCCTTTATCACCTCTGGTTTCCCACCCTCTGTTGTAATCATAGCTTTAAACATATCTTTAATATTCATTGAATTACAAAATTCTAAAACTTCATAACCATTTTTATTCGGCATATTAATATCACATAGCATAACATCAAATTTTTCTTTAGCTAAAAATTTAATAGCTTCGGCTCCATCTTCTGCTTCAGTAATTTCAGCACTTGGGAGTAATTGTTTAACGACATTTGTAACAATTCTCCTCATAGTTTTACTATCATCAATTATTAAAATTTTCATACTTCTCCCTTTATAATAAATAAACATTTCCTTTATAATCCCGAGTTTCTATCCCTACTATTTTTCTAATAATAGTAACCCCAAATAATTGAAATTGTGGTACATAAACATATCTTATATTTTTTCTAGGTATAATATCACACCCACACTCTGGGCAAGTAAGAGTACTTAAACCACATTCATTATTGCATTCATTACAAATATACGATGAGAACCATTCACTATAAGAATTTTTCATAATCTTCCTTAAATCTTGGTATTGGTCTTTCTTTAGAACCATTTAATATATTACCACCATATAACCCATCAAATTTTTGAAATGCAATTTTAATTTTTTCAAAATCATCATCAGTATAGTATTTATAATATGACTCTGTTGTATCATCACATTCTGCTAATTTTAATTTATTAACTGTTGAACGAATATTCTTTACTCTATAACCATTCCCACATTCATAGATAAATGATGGTAAATTATCTTTCTTCGGTTGCAACTTATCATTAGACCATATGTCAATATAACAAAATCTCTTTTTACCAAATGTACCATCTGTACTAGAAAGCATATCACAAGATCCTAAAAATAGAACTCTATAACCATTTTTCTCAACATAAATTTTCCCTGGAACTTGTTCTTTAGGTTTTATTTTTCTAGCTTCAAATAAATTTAGTTTTTCATTTTCTTTTTCTTCTTTCTCGTTTATATTTTTTAAAGCTTTTTCATACATCTTCTTAGTAATAAGAGATCTATTTTTATCAATTATTAATTCAATAGTAAACTCTTTATCTACAATATTACATTCTTCTAAGATTTTTAAAAATTGTGACATAGAAAGTTCGAATGACTGTTCAATATCTGGATGTTTTACTAAAAGAATATCTTTATTTCTTGACCTACTCGACCATCTATGATTTAAACCCGAAATTTTATAACCTCGTTTAAATTCATTCTTAAGGACAATAGGGTTGTCAGAGTTACTAGACCACCCTGACCACGAATGTTCTGAATTTATTTTACCATTTTCTTTATATGTAAAGAAACATAAATCTCCACTCGTACCAACTAATAATTCAGTTGGTACTAATCTTTCATCTAATAACATAATTTTTCCTTATATTAAAATTGGATCAACAAAATCAAGATATAACTTCTCAATTTTTTTACTATCAGCATTTTTAGGAAATTCAGAAGTTAAAAGCATTTCATCAACTAAAGTTAATGTTTTTTCTACTTCATTTACGATTTCTTCAAAATCATATTTTCCTTCTTTTATTTCTCTAAGTTTTTTAGCATCTTTTAATGGAAATTTTATAAAACCAGTTTCAAGAAGTTCTTTAACTTCCAAAGCTATTCTTAAACTATGTGACAATGCTTTAAAATCAGTTTTTGAAACAGTTGCTGCAATAGTTTTTGTTCTATTTCCAAATTGTTCGTATAACTTAGAAATTCTTTCATACATATAACCAATTTTAACTGTTCTTGGGAACATCTTACCTAAAACTGCGATATATTCAATATCTTTTTGAGCACCACTTGTTTTTGGACCTGGAGCCATTAAAAATTCTATATATTTATAATTTCCAGCATTAACCCAACCTTTAAGATTTTCCCAACTTCCTCTACCATCATCTAATTTTTGTTCAAGATATTTATCAGACCATACATAGAATTTCTTAATAAAATCATCAAGCTCATCATATCTTCTTCCTTTAATTCCAAATTTCTTAGTTTGACCTAAAGCATAACCGATAAAACTTTTCATATTTCTATTTAAAAATATTTTATAATTCTCTTTCATAACTTTTAAAAATTTTTCATTAGCATATACAATAGTATCATTTGACCACATACTAAAAAGAATATCAACAGCACCAGTTTCTGATTTTTTAAGTTGATTGAAAAAATTATAAATATTATGAATTGTACAATCCACATCTTTGCTAGTATTTTTAATATTTGTTTTATTTGTATCTAAAGTAATACTCCCAGGATCTTTCTTTAAAATTAAAGATCTTTTACTTGGGATAAATATACCCTTAATATCTGTATCAGAAGTTGGAGTATTTGTACCATAAAGTTTTGAACCTGATAATGTTAAATAAACAACTTCAATGTCGTGTTCTTTTTCAATTTTAGCAATATCTATACCATATTTTAATAAATCTTTATTATTCATAATTTTTCCTTTTATCTTTTTAACTCAGCTAATAAATCTTCTGACATTTTTGTCAAGTTTCCTTGAACATTTTCTTCTTTTAAAATCATTTCTATTGATAATTCTACATCACCATCTGTCAATAAATAACCATATTCATCATTTGATCTGAAGTTTTGTGCTCTTACTACTATTTTTTCAATTCTTTTCATTGTTGAAGATTTCATCTTTAAGCCTTTATGTTAAGTTATAATATATTATAACTAAACTTTACTTAAACCTATCTTAATAAATCAATTAAGCTATCAAGAACTTCATTAATTTGTTCATCATTCGCATAGAACATATCAATTCCTCTTGTTTTTAACATTCCTTCAATATTTGACCAAATTTGTCCCAATCTCATACCATTATCAATTAATATATTAATTTTATTTTCTATATATGTTTCCATTTCTTCCCCCCTATAAAAATTTCATAGGTACATCAGCTTCAGTTATAAATTGAACCTCTGAAATTAAAAAGCTTGATTTTCTTAAAGAACCTAAATTTCTTCCTAAAACTCTTTCATTTGTTTTTCTACTTTGTACAAAATATATATTTCCAACTTTAAAATATTCTCTCTTTATCATTTTTATTTCCTTTATATATGTTTTAAGACTTCTTATTTTTTCTAAAAAGTTAAAATTTGCCCACAATGTTCATCAAAATCTGTAATTTTATGTTTATAACTTTTTCTCATTTCTTCAAAATCTTTTGGATTTCTTAAGAATTCTCCTTCAAAAAGAAATGTTTCATCATCTATATAATGGGTATAATCTTCATTATAATTCCCACAATATTCTATACAATTACAAAGATCTTTATAAAGCTGGATACTTCTTTCTCTTGACTTTTGACTATTAAAATATCCATCAATATCAGTATATTCTGATAAATTATATCTTGGAGATACTTTAAATTGTTTCGTATTACCATCAACAATTTTAATATAAGTTTGTACATTACCAGCTTCAAATTCAGCTTCAACTTTAGCTAAATATTCTTTTATTCTTCTAAAGTTACCCTCGTTATATTCATTATCTATTTTATCTTGAAGTTTTCTTTGATCAGTTTTCTCAAGATATTCTTTCCACTCAGGACTTTTATTTTTTATGTCTTGGAGACATAAATTAAATTTTTCTATATCAGTTTCACATAAAGGAGATGCATAAGGTTTAAATTTATCTATTAAAGTGATTGTTTGTCCAAAAATTTCATATGTATCAGCTTCTCTATTATACCAAATACCAAATTTCCAATCAGGTAATTCATTTACAAAGAACCAGCAAATACTATTTCCCTCAAATTCAAATAAGAAATAACCATTCCCAAATCTTCTATCAGTAGTTTTAAAAACTAACTTATCTAATATATTATTAACAACTTTTTTATTAAATTTTTTTACTTGTCTCTTATTCATCATTTTTCCTTTTATCTTTTAATTTTTGTCATATACTGAAATTCTTTTTATAGTATCTAAATTCTCTTTAAAGTATTTGTAAATAGAAGAAGATTTTTCTTCTAAACTCATTTCATCAATAAGTTCAAACATCTTTTTAGATCTTTTAATAGCAGTTTCGTTTATTCCTTTAGTTGTTTTCGAGTTATTTGAAAATGCAACAAATAAACTATACCATTGTGGAGAATAATAAACCTTTCTTGTTTCGTCTTCATCAAAAAATTGAGATGAACAAGAACTAAATCTTGCATTTACATATTTCGGTAATTTTGAAGCAAGTTCTTCTAAATATTCTTTGTTAGTCGAGTAAATTGTGATTGTATTAAAGTAATTATCTTCAGCTTGTTTTTGCCACTCTTCTCGTGTCATAGGGTGATTTGAATATGATACTTCAACAATAAATTCGGGAGTTTTTGTTTGTGTAGTGATTAACATTTTAAGCCTTTTAATTTAGTTATAATATTGTATCTTTTAATACATAATATATTATAACTAAATAAAACTTAATTTATGCTTAACATTTTAAGCCTTTTAATTTAGTTATAATATTGTATCTTTTAATACATAATATATTATAACTAAATAAAACTTAATTTATGCTTAATTATTTAAGGAATTTAGTAATTCCTGTAGATTTGTTGTTTCTTTTTTAAAAGCCTTGCAACATTTGTGTTCAGCTATAAACACAGGGTTGGTACACTGTGACCAATACCCAAGAGAGTTTTTATAAATAAAATAATATTCATCCATTATAATTCCTTAAAAAGTTTTTATTTCTTCTTTTGTGAGAGGCAAAATAAACACTAACCAAAGTATTTACACCATTTAATATAACTACAATAGTTCCTCTATAATATAAATCAGGCGAACCCTCAAACTGATCTAATTTATTTAGATGTTCAACAGGAATATCAAATATCTCACCTCTTATTTTCTCACCAGTTCCTGGTTCTTCGAACAAATATGGGAATGGTTCTTTTTCTAAGACCATAGGATATTTATCAACAGTTTCAGTAGTTGTAATAAATTTTCCATTAAGACCTAAAATAACTGAATGATTTCTTTCACTTCTTTTTAAAGTCCCATAAACAAATACTAACATATTTTATCCTTTTAATAATTCATAAGGTTATTTTTTATCAAGACCTAATGACTTTCTAATTTTAAGAGTTCTTTTTCTCTTTAATTGAGCAGTCTTATCTTTCATTTCTTTACCTTGTTTTCTTGTTCTCACAGCTTTTTTCATAGCTTTTTTCTTTGCAATAATTTCATCAGGTTTCATTTTAATACAAGCTGGTGGATTTGTACTACTATCTAGTTTCGATTTTGGTGGACATTTCCACTTAATAACTTTTTTCCCAGTCATTGGATCAACTTTTAATTTTTTCTTCGCCTTAACTTCTAAAATAGATTGTGATAAAAGTGAGCTTAGATCTTCCGATAAACTCATCATATATTTATAAAGTTCATCAAATAATTTAATATCCCCATCAATATATTCAATTTCAAGTGAATAATCATCTCCTCTTTTTTCGGCTTCTTTTGACCATTTTTTAAGAGTAACTTTTAAATCATCAAAAGTTGATTTAAAATTTGATGAGTCTTCAATATTTCCATCTTCATTTAATAGTTTCACATTTATTTCTAATTGCCCCATATTATTTTCCTTTTTATTTTGTAATTATTTATAAATAGATAACCCTAAAAGACAAACAGAAATAAGTACAAAAAGAGTTGAATAAAGAGACCCTTTAAAAGATCCTTTAGGTACTGGATACCAATAACTCATCTTAATCAACCTCTTTAAGAAATTTTTTCCTATCTTCTAAATATTTTGAACAATCTTTCACCCAAATTGTTGTTTGAGATATAGTTTCAGGACTCTTAGGACATTCTTCAAGACCAGTTTTAGCTAAGGTAACTCTCATATCTCTTTGCGATGTAGTTTCAAGAGTTAAAGCTATAAACATCACACAAATAATAATTACAATACCAATAATTCCCGTTTTATTCATTAATCTTCCTTTAAAATATACAAGCTAATGCAAATGCTTGTTTTTCTTCTTTTGATAATGGTTTTCTTTCAGATATTTCACCATACTGATAAACATATGTAGAATTCTGTGTAGTTGCTATGATTTTATAACAACCTAAAGAAATTTCTTCATATTCAATTTTCTCAAGCCTTGATGTATGAGCAGTTCCGTGTCTAAAATTAAACTCAAGACCCTCTGGATTAAATTTCATAGATATTGTCAAAAATATACTAATATCCATTTCTAACCCCTCTAAACACTTCATATATTCATTAGTTGTAGAAATTAACTTAATCATCTAAAGATGCAATTATTTGAGCAATAGCTTGCCTTGAAACAAGTGCTCCTTCTGCTCTTTCGCACAGATTATGTGTTTTATCTAATCTTTCTTTAATTTTTATAGGGATCTCTTTTACTTTAACTCCCAACATTTTTGCTGCAATTTCTAAATATCTTTCTCTATACATTTAATCTCCTTAGTTTTTTATTAATTATTTTAATTTTTATTAAAAATACTAAAATAGCCAAATTTAAAACTATTATTAGTACAGTTATAAAAACATCTGAAAAATTGGTAAAATTATTAAAATTAAGAATATTAAAAGAAAATATACCTAAAATTAAAATTTGAATAGTAACCTAAAAAATAGATATAACTATCTGGAAAAAACTTTTTCAATCCGCATAAATTCCAACTTCTTTTGCTTGTTTTTCCTCTAATTTATCTATAATATCTACTAAATTATAAGTTCCTATTCTTACACAGTGTTCAAAATCTTTTATATCTCCGCAAAAAATCAAAGGTTCGCTAAATTGACCAAATCGTTTTATATGTCCAATGTATAAAAATCTTCTCTCACTATACCATAATTCAAATTTTCTTCCTTTTGAATCTTCTAAGCATTCTATAGTTTGAAGTTTATATTTTTTCCCAAATAAACTACTTAGAAGAACTCTAAAGAACTTTTTCACTATTTTACCTTAAAACATTGCATCGCTGGAACTGCAGCAGTATGTTTTCCATCAGCATTTGGGAATACAATAACACAAATATAGTCTTTTGCACTCTGTGGGATAAATTCATATACTCTTGGATTTAACCCAGCAGTATCAATAGTGTATTTATTTGTTTTTTCTTCTGACCAAGTCATTCCTTGAACAGAACTCCATAAATTTCCTGCTTGAGCTTGTAAAATCGCTCCGCAAATTAATACTCCCAATAAAATTTTCTTCATTTTCTTTCCTTTAAATTTCTAAAACAATCTTTTTCTATTGATTTTTATATCATTTTTTCAAATTGTTCTTTGTGATTTTCGCTATTCACAAAAAACATATCATTTCTTTCCATATCTTTTATAACCCATTCAAATGCTTCAGGACAGTGCTCCTTAGTATGAGTTATGAATTTTTCCATTAATTCAATATATTCTTCTTTATCCATTTTCCATTTGCTCTTTATCAAGTCTATCCATAAAATAGATTTTAGCAACTTTACTAATCATTCCATTTATAGATTTTGGTTCTAATCCAGCTTCAACTAAATCTTCAGTATGTTCTTTAATTACATCTTTTAAAACTAATCTAATATAATCACCAATATCTTTATTTGACATTTGCATCACATCACCATTATATTTACTATTTTGGATTTCAGTGAACATTTGGTCTAATCTAAATTCTTGACAAGCTATGTTATTAACAAAATCAGCTTTTTTCTTCTCAGCTTCTGTATCTATTGGTTTAAGGGTTTTAACTTTCCCAGAACCTTTAGAATGTTTTTCGCCTTTTACTTTCCATACATATCTTTGACCATCAAACACTACAGTAAAAACAAATCCCTCTAAAATATTTCCCTCTATTCCAAAAGATTTTCCCATAGGAGAATTATCTTCCATTTCTTCAACCAATTTTATCATCTTATTTTGAGCTTCGCCTGGATTATTAAAATCAATTTCTACTTTAACAGTTGGGAAGTTCATCACATTAAAAATATTTTTTTCTTCATTACAAATACCATTAGTTTCTAACCATCTTGCAGCGACATTATTATCTTCTGTTTGTTGGTCAATTGGAGAAACTTTAAAATGTCTAAAAATAATAGCTCTTTTGTCTAAACCAGAAACACAGGCATTCTTTTGAATATTTCCACCACACCACTCAAAGTAAACTGTAATAATTTCTTTATCTAAATCAATATTATGTTCATTTACTAAACTAGAAATAATTTCCATCCATTCTTTTTCAACAGCCATTGCTGAAAATGCACAACCAGCATTATCTTTTTCTGGTGTAATTATATTTTTTCTTGATTGTACCCAAAAACCATCTGGATTGCTGTAACAAACTGCTGCATTTGTCCCGTGTACTTTCTCTGTTCCAATAGCTTCTAAAGTTGGTAAACTCACTTCTCGATAAATTGGATTTCCATCTTCATCTAAGCCTTGAAATCTAGCTTGATGTCCTAAATCTTTTACAACATTACGAAATTGAGAAATTGATCCCATATTAATAAATCTTTTCATTATTTATCCTTTCAATCTTTATATAATATATTATAACTAAAGTTAGCTTAAATTTTACTTAAAGCTTCATCTATTTTCATACGAATTTCTTTTCTTGTTTCTTTTACTTTCCAACCACCATTATTATGGTTTCCATCTTGGAGGTAGTTATCGTAATATACTACATTACCATTAATGATAAAATCAATTTTTTCTTCACTATTTAATGAAGTTAAAGTTATAATTAACATTCCTATAATCCTCCACAACACATTTCAGCTTCTTCTTTATCCTCGTATTGAGTTCCACAATGAGCACATTCAAAAACTTCTTCTTCGCAACACATTTCAGCTTCCCAGTCATTATCATAATTACATCCACATTTATCACAAGTAAATTCTATCATATCTTCTTGTAGTTCATTACAAGCTATTTTAAAATCATTTGGACACATTTCTTTTAAAAATATCAAATCTTGAAAATGTATTTCCCATAATTACAACATCTTCCTCACATTCAAGTAATTGTCTTAATTGCTCTTCAAGTTCTGCTTCTGTATATTTTTCAACGATTGTTTCTGTTACTGTTGCCATTTTTAAACCTTTATTTTAAAATTTATATAATATATTATAACTAAAGTTGACTTAAAGTTTACTTATAAAAAATAAAATAAGGTTAATTAATCATATTTTGTCTATAAGTTCCATTTTTCTAGTTTAAATTTTTCAATATTTCGGATATAAAGTTGAATAAGAACCTGTCCATTCAACTTTTATTTGTTTCATTTAAATCTCTCATTTCTCTTACTTTTTGAACAACTTCTTCAACTTCAAAATCTTTAAATCCAAGAATACTAGCTATTGTAAAAATTCCAACCTGAAATCTATCTTTACGAACAATTTTTCCATCATCCCTAAATTCATAATCTTCAATATTGGCATCTTTAAATTCTTCCTTTCTAAAATCTCTTTCAGTTACTGGTCGTTGTTTAAACATTTTATACCTTTAAAATAGTTTCTAATTTTCTTGCTGTAACATCCCCAGAATATTCTTCAATTTTTCCAGTAACAGTATTGAATAAATATACAAAGTCACCTTTCTTTGTAGGATCTTTAACAATTATCTTAACTGGAGGGATTAACCCATTAGCATCAACAATATTCACAGAAGTACCGACATCAAACTCTTTAAGATATCTTTCATCTTCAGTTAAGATATGTTGCATATCCCATTTAATTTTATGAACTAAAATTGGACCTCTTCGTTTCACAACTGCATAATCATTATCTAACTGAACAATAACCATATCACCATTTTCCTTTACTTCGGAAATAACACAAAGTGTTTGTTTTGCTAGTGCAGTATAATGACCTAAACCTCCAGGAATAGCAGTCACAAATAAATCCATAGGTTTTAAATTGTTTAAGTTTACTATACTTTTTCTTTTCTTTAATTCAATTTTCATTTTTCTTCCTTATAAATTTTTTCAAGATCATCTATAATCTTTCTTAATTCTTCTTTTGATAAAACTTTTGTAGCTGACTCTGTTCCCTCAATTCCTTCTACAGAAACATATAACATAATATCACCAACACCATCTCTTAAAATTTCAATGTCAAATAAATCATTTCCAATTATCATTTTCATCCTTTATCGATTGAAGAATAAAGTTGAAATCAAGTTCTCTTTTATTAACTGGCATCTTCAACCAATCTTGATATTCTTTCGTTCTTCTTTTTTCATATTCTTTTACTTCTTTTTTACTCATTTTATAATGACTAGAAGTCACAGAGTTTCCCCAAGCTTCAATTCCTTCAGGAAACCAATCTTCTTCCCTATTCATAATTTCCTCTTAAAGGTTCTAATAAATATGAAATCATTGCAATTCCTGGAATATCAATATACCACCACTGAGGATCTTGAAGAGTAAATCCAAAAACTGGAGTAATAATAGCACCTAAAAACCCTGAAAAAATTGTTAATAAAATAAAGTATCTCATCTTATAATCCTAAAATTTTTTCAATACCGATTTTTAAAGCTTTATTACATTCTCCAGCCCACTCTAATCTTTTATTTTCATCAGAAACATAACTCGCACCATTATCAAAAGTCATACCAGTATCATCAGTTGAAATAAAATTATGCCATCCCTCATTTCCGAGTATATAAACATTATGGCTTCTAGTACCATTTCTTAAACCAGTTATAATTTTTAGAGTTTTATCTCCATACTTTACTACTTCACTTAACTCTCTACCATTCCAGTTTTTTGTTAATGTTTGAATTGTCATATTCTATCCTTTAATCTTTATATAATATATTATAACTAAAGTTAGCTTAATAATTGCTTAACTTTAGTTCTTTTATACGAATATCAACCACATCCATTCATCATACCAAATCCACAACCCTCAAATGATGATGGATTAATGGATTTTGTTTTTGCTGGTCTTGGTGCACTTTTTCTAAACATAACTTCTGGAACAAAAGAAATTTCTTTTTCTCCTTCCCAATCGCTTGTTAGAATACCATTTGGTTGAAGTATGACTTCATAAATATCATTTTTAAGAATATCTTTTGGTTCAAATTCACTTGTAGTAAAGTTTATTTCCATACCTTTAATAATATATCTTGTTTTTAGACAAACTGGACATTCGCTTACTTGTTTTGGAGAATATTGCTTTTGAACATTTTTTTCAAGTTCACTAATCCCAAAGCCCTCCATATAATCCTTTCTAAATGTTATAGAATTTATATAGTTATTTCTAGAATATTCTATAAAATCAGACATAAAATCAAGAGAATAAATGTTTTCTTTTTCTTTAAGGACACAATTTATATTTACTGGAATACCTCTAGATCCAAGGTTTTCAGATATTTCTTTTATATCACTAAAAGAGATTGATTTTGTTTTCATAATTCTATCGTTCTCACCATCTGCAAAGTGATGTCTACTGATATTCACAAAATCTACTACCTCTGTAAAAATAGGATTTAAACTATATTCTTTAAGCTTTATTCCATTTGTAGTGAATACAACTTTTTTAAATTTATCTTTATGATATGCAATCATCATAAGAACTTTATTTAGATCTTTATAAAGAGTTGGTTCTCCACCTGAAATTGTAATTTGAGTAAACTCTTTAGGAAGTTCTTCAAGAGTTTTCTTAAGATTTTGTAAAAAGGTTTTATTATCACCGATTTTTTGATCTTGTTTTGACTCTCTCCAAGAACAAAAATCACAACCAGCATTACAAAAAACTGGAAGAACAATAGTAAAGTTTGGGTTCATATTTACAACATTCATTTCTTTTATATACATTTTTGTCACCTTACCAATCGTGATTATCTTCACAAAATTCTTCACTCTCATCACTAACTGTAGCAATACTTGCTCCAGCTTTCATCCCAGCTATAATTAAAGCTTTTATTTCTTCGTGAGAACTTCTTCCTGATTTAAACTTAAAAGTTACTTTAAACTCATTTTCTATCGCATTTTCTAATTCTATTTTCTTTTCTGACATATGAACTTCCTTTTTATCAAATTTACTAATTTCTACTTTCAATTTTTCGAATTATAGTTTCCATTAAAACACTCTCAACTTCTGATATACCATAACTTCCATCATCAAGACTATCAAACATCTCATAATCATCAATAACACCAACAACCCCTTTAAAAATTTCTATCGCTAAAGGGTTAATTTCAGAAATTAACGAATTATAGAGTTTTTCAGCCATTTTACTATATTTGTCATATTTTTTAGTATATTCTTTTGAAGCCTTTAAGAATGCTTCTTCATCAAAAATAGTTTCACAATTATGTAGTTTTAATGCATTTCTTTTTGTTCTATCTAATTCAAGAAATTCCCTTTCTGTCATACTCCATTCTTTTAAAATTTCATCAGTAATTGGATCTTTAACTTGAAATAATTTAGTAGTAAAGTCTTTTTGAAAAACAACTGAGGGTACTTCAACCCTTGTGGCAGCAATCGATTTTGCTTTTTCCATAATATAACCTATTTTCATATTCTATCCTTTAATTTTTATATAATATATTATAACTAAAGTTAGCTTAACAATTGCTTAATAATACGAATAATAACTACTTTCTTTTAAAAGACTCCATTTAAAATCTGGAATTCTTTTTATTCTTTCATAATAAAGTTAATATATTTTAGTTTAGTTTTAAAGTATAATATAATATCATTTAAAATCTTTCTTTGATTTTTTGACACTCGTATAGAATATAATTCAACCCATTCAGCTAAATAAATTTCTCTCTTATCAAATTTGAATCTCTCATTTTGATAAGAATATAAAAATATCCCAATATCTTTTTTAGGGTTCTTACAAGCAAAATAAGACTCTAAATCTCTTTCTTGTAGCATTACACCAGCTTCCTCAAAAAACTCCCTTAGTGCCGTTTCTACTATGGTTTCGTCCTGTTCCATTTTACCTTTAAAAAAGTTCCAATCAGATATTGAACTTGTTTTATTCAATAGAAGAAATATTTTTCTTTCTTCTATTTTATAAGGACAAACCCCATAGCTATAATCTTTCATAGATTAATCCTTTAGATATTTACCAATAATTTTCTTAAGAGTTACTTCATCAAAACTTAATTCTTCAGACCATCCCAAGATTTGTGTTCTAAGAACTGTCTTTACATCCATATGTGGCTTAATTTTTTCAGGCAACTCAACAACCTTTCTATATTCTTTTCTTTTAACTAAGTACCCATATTTGTATCTATCAAGAATTTCATTCCAATCATTTCCAGTTTTATCTTTACAATACTGGATTTGTTCTTCAGCAGTCTTATTCATAAGTTCTCTATGTGAACAATATGTTTGAGCAAACATAGATTTACTATTTTTCACACAATCTCTACTTCTCCATAAAAATGAATTCAAAACTTCTTCATTTGTAGGTACTCCATAAACTCTCGCATCAAACCAAGCATTTCCAACTTTATTATTCATTTTTAAGAAATAATCCCACATATTATTTCTTTCTTCTTCAGAAACTTCAGTATCAAGAATTGTTATTTCAAGGTTTTTAACTGCTTCTCTAAAATGTTTGTTAAATTGTCTAGTCGTGTATGCAGACACTAAACTAGCTATTTTTTGCACTCTTCCTGAATGCATATGTTTCCAGCCATATTTTGGTTGTTCTTCTAATAACTTTAACGATGGGATATAAAGTGTTATTTCATCTGACTGTGTAAACCCAGTATATGCTTGAAAATGTTCTACTAAATCTATTGTTGTTTTATTCATAGACTCAAGTAAAATATGGTCAAAAGGCTTTAACATCCCTTTAGTAAACTTTGAAAATTTGTGTCCATCAATTCTAATAATAATATGTTCATCTTCAGGAATTCTAGTTTCATAATCAGCTTCATAATCTTTCATACGAATTCCAAGAGGTTTATTTTCATCTTGTACTTCTTTATTTTTGAAGCACTTAAATGAGTGAATAGGGCAACCACAGTTATAGATTTTTTCAAATCCAAATCTTTCAGAATTATCTAAGCGAGGACAAATACAATTTTTAAAGTTAAATTCATAGGTGTGAAATTTAGGATTAATATCAAAGTTCCAGTTTCGTTGTAAATTATTTTCAATTTCTGTTAGTTTTCTTGCAAGATTTTCCCCTCTTTCTCGTACCTCTTGAGGGAGTAATTCTTCTTCTTCCGCAAATAAACAATTTAATTCATCATATAATTTATATAAATTTTTTCTTTGTTCATCTGTTACTTTTTGTTTTTCAGCTAAAGCTTCATTTAATATCGTTGACATCTATTATCCTTTATAATCTGTTTTAATAATTTCTTTAGTTATATTTTCTAATAACTGAGACTCTCCTCGAGTCACTATATAATTTAAAGGGTTTCCTGTAAATTCTTGAAATAGTGTAATGTAATAATTATCTTCGAAATTTCTAGCATCCAACTCTTTAAACTTATTAAAATCAACTCTGTTTAAACAGAAAAGTATCAATACTCTAAGATCTTCGTATTTTATATTCATAGTAACTCCTAATTTGTTATATAATATTATAACTAAATTATACTTAAAGTTTACTTAAATTATAATAGAGATATTAAAACTTTTTTATGTCTTGGAGATGTAAAAAGTAAAAAATAAAAACCCTAAAAATTTTTATTAATCTTATAAGTAAAACTAAAAAACTAAAAAAATAAAATGTCTTGGAGATGTAAAAAATTTTTATTAATCTTATAAGTAAAACTAAAAAACTAAAAAAATAAAATGTCTTGGAGATGTAAAAAATTTTTATTAATCTTATATAGTAAAACTAAAAAAATAAAAACCCTAAAATAAAACTATAACTAAAAAATAAAATGTCTTGCAGATGTAAAAAATTTTATTAATCTTTTATAGTAAAACTAAAAATAAAAACTTTTTTATGTCCTGCAGATGCTATTTTTTACTTACGAAAAATAACAGTATTCTAATAGTGTAAATATAGTTCTGTAATTATAACGATCTTCTTGAAAATAAAATAGCATCTCCAAGACATAGAAAATTTATTTTTGAGGGTGTTTGTAGTAAAAAGGAAGAAAGAAAATCTTCCTAGTAGTTTTTTATGGCTCTTTTTGCGTCCATATCTTGTTGCTTTCTTTTTAAAGTTTCTCTTTTATCATATAATTTTTTACCTTTAACGAGACAAACTTCAATTTTTATAGTACCTTTATTTTCAGGTTGATATACTTTCCTTGCAACTAATGTATATCCTTTCTCTTGAACCTTTTGAAATATCTTTCTAATTTCTTTCTTCTTCATTAATAGTTTTCGAGTACCATCAGGAGTAATAGGTTCAAAACTTTTTTGAGCATATTCAGGAACTGTTATATGTATTCCAAATATAAACATTTCTTCTTTAATAATTTTTATATGGCTTTCTTTTATTGAAACAGTTTTTGCTCTTATTCCCTTAACTTCACCACCCTTTAAAACAATTCCAGCTTCAAAGGTTTCAATAATCTCATATTCAAAGTTCACTTTCTTATTTGAAGCGAAAATCATTTTAATTCCCCAACAACTTTACAGTATTCATCCTTTGTAACGACTAAATGTCCAACTATTGAATACCATCTTAAATTAAATTTAGTAACTGTTCCGTGTGTTCTTACTTCAACAAATTCATCTTTATTCATTATCTATCTCCTAATATTTTATCAAGTACAAGTACTGAAAATAATATACTCATAGCTAAACCATTTAAAAGAACACCAGCATCACAAATAATTTTGGCATTCAATACTAAAAGTATTATTAAAAATATATTAAATAAAGTTGACGAATTTTCCACCATCAATCCTTTCTTTAATAAACTCAGGGAACTTTCCTAAGAATGGTTCAAATATTTCACCACTTAATTCTTCTCTAAATTGAGTAATAGTTGGGTGGATTGATGTTCCATTATTAGTAAATAACCAAACCCATTCTCCAACTTCAGGTTTCCAAGGTTTTATGATAGATCTATCATAATTTATTAATTTATAGTTCATACCATCAACCATCTCAGCTCTTTCATAATCAAGAGTTCTATTCCAATCAGAAGAGTCTCCAGAAAAAGCTTTAAATTTATGTGGAGTTTCTACATTATCAATGGTTACCCAATCTCCAGGTTTTACTGGTGAGAATGGTTTAATATCTTCAAACCCATTTTGTAGATAACTTTCAAAATTATCTTTAGTTAGTTGAAATGCTCCGTATTCATCATTAAATACCCAATCTCCAATATTAAAATTAACTATTTTATAGTGGTGTAAAGGTATATGATCAAAAAGTCTATTAATCAACATATACTTTCCAAAGGGCTTAGAAGAGTCATAAGATGTATTTAAAAGCATAACTTGCTTCCCATCTTTAAAGGCTTTACGAATATCCGCATACATATCATTTATAGCATAATCGTAAGTAGTGGAAAAAGATGGAGTAGAAGTTAATTCCCATTCTCCAAATCTATTTTCCCAAATCTCAGTACCTCCAGGATTGTCCAAAAACCACATCATTTCTGGTTTATGTTTTTCCCATTTTAGTTTTAACATTTTAAGCCTTTCTTTTTAAATTTATAATATATTATAACTAAAAAAGACTTAAATATCACTTAAATCATATCTTGAAATAATTCTTTCATCAATTTTAATCTTCTTGAGAAGTAGTTACTGTTGCTTCAGTTGTTAATAATAAACTTGAAACAGATACCGCATTTTGTAAAGCTACTCTTTCAACTTTTGTTGGGTCTATAATACCAGCTTTTATCATATCAACATATTTACCAGTTGATGCATCAAAACCAACTTTTGTTTTTTCTTCTTTAACTTTTTGACAAATAAATGCTCCTTCAAAACCAGCATTATTTGTAATTTGTCTTATAGGAGCTTCGACAGAAAGAAGAATTATTTTTGCTCCAGTAATAATATCATCTTTTAAAGTTTCTTCAATATTTGAAAATGCAATTTGAGATGCTTTTAATAAAGCACTACCACCACCAATAACAACACCCTCTTCAACTGCTGCTTTTGTGGCATTTAAGGCATCTTCAATTCTGTCCTTTCTTTCTTGCATTTCAGTTTCTGATGTCGCTCCTACTTTAAGAACTGCAACACCTCCATTTAATTTAGCTAATCTTTCTCTAAGTTTTTCTTTTTCATAATCAGACTCAACTTCTTTAATCTCATTTTTAAGAAAATTCTTTCTTTCTTCAAGATCTAAAGTATCTGATTTTCCACCAATTAGAGTAGTATTATCTTTATCAACTATAATTTTTTCACATTGTCCTAAATCATCAACACCAACTTCTTCTAATTTCATTCCAGCATTTTCTGAAATAAAAGTTGCACCCACATTTACTGCAATATCTTCTAAAACTTCATTTCTATATTTACCAAACCCAGGAGCTTTAACTGCAGAAACATTTAATTCACCTCTAAGATTATTTACAACTAAACTTTGTAATGCTTCACCATTTACATCATCAGCAATTATTAGTAGTGGTCTTTTTGTTTGATAAGCAACTTCAAGAACTTTCATAATTTCTCTTATTGAAGTTATTTTTATATCAGTAACTAATACCAATGGTTTCAATAGAACTGCTTCCATTTTTTCTTTATCAGTTACAAAATAAGGGCTTAAATATCCTCTATCAAATTGCAACCCATCAACAACTTCTAATTCATCTTTAATCCCATTTGCTTCCTCTACAGTAATAATACCATCTTTTCCGACTTTATCCATAGCATCCGCAATTATTTCTCCAATAGCTTTATCACTATTTGCAGAGATTGTAGCAACTTGTTGAATTTGTTCTTTATTTTCTACTTTAATTGACATTTTAGAAAGTTCTTTTATAACTTCTTCTGTCATTAAATCCATTCCCTTTTTTAGTTGAATAGGATTTGATCCAGCACTAACAACTTTTAAACCATTTCTAAAAATTGCTTCAGCTAAAACTGTTGCAGTTGTTGTACCATCACCAGCTTCATCATTTGTATTATTCGCAACTTCTTTTACAAGTTGTGCTCCCATATTTTCTAAAGTATCTTTTAAGAAAATTTCTCTAGCAACAGACACACCATCCTTTGTAATAATAGCAGAATTGTCAGTTTGTTGTAATAGAACATTTCTTCCACGAGGTCCCATAGTTACTTTTACAGCATTTGCTAATTTTTCAACACCTCTATATAAGCTTTTTCTCGCATCATCACCAAAATTTATATCTCTTTCCATTTTTTTCCTTTAAGTTTTTGTATTTTAAGACTAATTTAAGAGTTTATTAATATAAACACCGACATACTTATCAGCATAATTTTTTGACTTTTTAATCATATCATCTTTACTGTATTTATTAGTTTCTTTCAACCTACTATATCTCTCTTGAAATAACTCATCATAGATTATTTTATGAATTTTCATAGTCATTTATAATTTCTCCATTTTTGTTATATCATATGTAAACCATTTTGAATCTGTAGATACTGATAATATATATTCTTCTATACTTTCCCACCCCCAAGAATTAATAATGTCACTCTTTGTTGTTTTATAAAAAGGAGAGCACCAATGAGATCTAATTCCTAAAGGTTTTCCATCTTCGAGATGTTTTACATATGGGGTAATTAAAATTTTATCTCTTTCCTTTATTAACTCTATTAATTTAGCTTTAAGAGGGTTTTTTGATTTTTCTATCTCTTCTATCTCGTTTCTTAAAATTTCAATTTGCTTATCAAGTTCATCCATATTAATCCTTATAAAATTGTTCCCAAATTTCTATTGCATCGGCAATATCAACCTTTCGTAAAGTATATCTTCGACCATCACAAGTATTTTGATCTAAAATAATCTCATCATATTTTTGGAGTTCCTTTAAGCCAGTTTCTTCATTAAAGTATCGTTCAATATATTTATCGAATTCTTCCCAAGTATCAATTTCTCTAATGTCCTTCAACTGTACTATTAGACTTCTTTTCATAATATTTCTCCTGACATCTTTTAACTAAGCTTTCTGTAATTTCTCTATTATAAAAACTACACCATTCAACTTCACAATTATCTTGAGTTCCATCAGTAATAATTCCAAGATCTCCAATAGTTGGAGTACAAAAATATTCACAATCTTGACAAGTTGGTATTAAATAAATCATTGAAATTCCTCAAATTTAACTTTTATTAATTCAACATCAGGAAGAATATTTTTAATATCTTCAAGAGTAATTTTATGTTTATTACCAGCAACGATAATATCATAACTTTCATCTAATCCGAATAATTGTTCAGCATCGGTTTCAAATACTTTTAGCGTCGTATTATGAGCAATATAGCTCTTCCCAAGAGACGATGCCCCTACAAATATATAAATTTGCTTTTTTGTTTTTTGTCGCCCAGTCTCTTCCCAATTATTAAAATTAATTTTTAAGTTTGCTGATGGGTAATAACGACAATCATTTTCATATGCAGTATAGAAATCATTACCATCAAAATCAGTTATAATATTATAAAATTCTAAGTTACCTTTAGGAATATAATGAATAGTACCAAAATCTTCAACTTCTTTTGGATCTGTATAATGCAACCACTCCGATCCACAATAACCAGAGTAACACATTCCCTCCTCTAAATAAATTGTTTGAATATACTTTTTTCCATTCTCACTTAACAAAAATTCATATACATCTATAATTTTTTCATTATATTGTTCATTAAATTCTTCTACTAAATCTTTTGAAGCTTTCTTCAAAACTCTTAATCCAACTACCTTAAACATTTTTCATTCCTCCACTAATTAAAAATCTTAATAATATAAAATCTAATAATATTATAACCAATAATATTAAGTATATTCATCTTAAGAATTCTCCTCTGCAAGTTCAGTTAATCTTTCTGCAATATCATAGTTTCTTTGTAAAGTTAGATATGCTTGTCTTAAAGGTTTTATACACTTTCTTATGTCATCAATAGCTTCATTTTTTGTTTTTCTATCTAGAAATAAAATTCTTAAATGTTTCTTTGTAGCAGCAAGTTCAGTTTTTAAATTTCTACCATATTTTTTAGAAAATTCTTCCATTTGTAAAACAAAATCTACAGCACCAATTTCAATAGCACCAGCATAAGAATAATAACACTCTCTAAAAAGATTTATAGTTGTTTCTGGAATATTCTCTTCATTTAGTCTTTTATATACAACTAATTCAACTAAATGTTCTCTTTGAGTTTCATTTAACATATCTAACATATTTTACCCTTTAATCTTTATATAATATATTATAACTAAAGTTAGCTTAATCTTTACTTAAATCTACTGTTTTTGGTATATAAAAACCTAATTTCTTATAAGCCTTTCTAAAAAGGGGTCTTGAAAAGTCTCTTTCTTTATCAATAGTTGTAAAATTATTATCAATCATAAAATATTGTATATAACCAATCCAGCGAGATACTTTATCATCACTCCAAGAATTAATATTTTCTTCTAAAGTTTCTAACATTTTTAATATGCGAATTCCATCTTTCTCATATTGTTTAGTTTTAAGCATTTCGTTGTATCTTAAAATTAGTGTTTTATGAACTTTTATTAAAGGACTTTTATAATTTTTGTTAAATCTCATATCATAAAACCATCCTACAAATATTCCAACCACTAAGACTAAAAAAGATCCAATAAAAGAATATTCACCATTATACATTTCTCCAGTTTTAAATATAGTTGCTAAAAGAAGAGTTTGCCCCAAAAGAATATTAGTTTGTATATTTCGCATATATTTTGTTTTAGGACTCATAATTCTAAAATTTCCCTATTACGATAAATTGATTTAATTTTTCATAATGTCTTGAAGCTATTCCTAGATAAATTCCATTAATTAATAAATAATCATAATCTATTAATGTACTTTCATAATAAAAAGATAATCTTTTAAATTTTAGAAATACTAATATATTATAAACTATAATAGTAAATTGATTTATTTTTATTGCTACTTTCATTTTTTAAACTCCTACTATTTTTTCTATTTCATTTGTGGCTCGTTGAGGATCTATAGAAGAAAGAATAATTCCCATATTTTTTCTAACTGCTTTTAAAGATCTTTTATCAGCTTTTAAACCTTTAGTCGCTAAAAATCTATAAAATCTCAACCCTCTTAGATGGTCTTCTTGAAGTCTATCTTCCGCATTTCCTATGAATTTCAATTCTCTTTTTTGTATAGCATCAATAAATTCACCAGTAGGGTCAAGAAGTTTAAAGTCTTTTATATCCCAATATCCTGCATTAATTGTAAAATCTCTACGAGCAGCATCATCAAAGATCGTACCAGCAGAAACACTATCAGGTCTTCTACCATCAGAGTATGTGCCATCTTTTCTAAACTGAGCAATTTCAACTTCTTCTTTCCCATTTTTAACTATAAGAACTTTAAAGTGTTCACCTCTTATATCAAGGTCAAATTGCCCCTCTAATATGGTTTTAAGATGATTATAATCTAATGAGGTTGTAAGGTCAAAGTCTTTAATATTATTCCCTAGAAGAGCATCTCTAACGCTTCCTCCTACTAAAAAGAAGTTTCCGTCTATTTCATTTAGGGCTTTAAAAATCTCTTTGATTTCAATAGGAGCAGACTCAAATACTGATGTAAAAATTTGAGCACTTAGATCTTTTTGAGTTTGTAATAATGCTTGTTTTATTTTACTTTTTGAAGTTCCATAAGTTAAATCAGAAAAAATATCTTTCGCTTCTTCTGTTTTAAAATCTTCTACCCTAATTTTTTTAATATCTTGGATGTTATATATTGGATGTTCAAGTTCTTGTGATTGATGGATTTTTAATAAATCCCAAAGAACATTGTTTACTCGGATGAGTTCTGGATCTGTTTTTTCAAAGTTCATTTTTAAGCCTTTCAAGTTATTTTAGTTTTTAAAACTTATAATATATTATAACTAAAAAAGGCTTAAATATCACTTAATTTTCAGTAATGGTTTGAGGTTCAATTCTTTCAATATGATAATGGAATTCAAGCCATATAGCAAAAGAACTAAGCCCTAATGCGAAAAATGCCCATATTGTATAAGATGCGAGAAGTATTAACATAATATTTGAAATAAATACTACAACATTTAAGAAAAGAAGAAATAAAGATTTTGTAGAAATCAAATACATTATTCACCCCTTACTAAAAAAGTAAACCATTTAATTACAAATGTAACACCAGCTAAAATATAGTCAAGTTCAAAACCAATATCGGGTTGCAAGTATTGTGCAAAACTTCCTACACCAAAGGCTACTAAACTAATAAACAAAATATGCATTGTTGTTATTAGTACACTCATAAAATTTATCATCATTGCTCTAAACATTTTTTTCCTTTAATTTTTAAACATATGTGGATTATTTTTTCTAAACATATCCATACTTCTTTTAAGACCTACTGGATCAAGGGTTTTTTCAACTTCTTTTACTGATTGAGATTTTATACTCACTTCTTTTTCTTCTTTTGGGTTGTCAACAAATGGTTTTAAAAGATTTAAACTATCTTCTATTCTTATTCCTTGTAAAGTTTCTGGTGTTATTTCAATTTCTATCATTTGTCCATTTAATTCTGTTACTAAAATAAAAATATCATCTTCTATAAAACTATCATCAAAACTTTGCCCATCAATATCAAAAGGAACGATTGAAGCATCTTTAAATGTTTCAGGTAAGTGTTCTCTCAAATCTTCATTAATAAGAAGAAAAACTCTCATTTCAAACCCTGACATAAACCCATCAAGTAAAATTTCATATAATTTTAAACTAACTATTTCTTTTAAATCTTTATAATCTTCCATTTTTATTCCTTTGGAGCAACTAATCTAAATTTAGTCGCATATTTATTAAATTGAGGTTTGTAGATATCTTTTAAGATATCCCAATTTTCAGCTTTTAAAAAATCACCTTTTATTTTATTATAATCTATTAAATAGTCATAATTATTCCCATTCCCAGTTGCGATATTTATTCCCCATTTTAATAATCTTAAAGAATGAAACATTGATTTATAAGCTAATCTTATATCACCTTGTAAAAACTTTTTCTTCGCCTTAACAAATGAATTATTTGCCTTAGTTGAAAAGAACTTTCTTAATGTTGGTAAGTTGAGATTAAATTCAACATAAAAATTCTTAAGACTACCTCTTTGAAAATACATTGATAAAGCCATATCATTGTGTTCTTTTAATAACTTTTTATAATAATCTAAATTCATTATATGAAAATCATTATGACTTTCCAATAATTCATAGTCATCAACTAATTCAGTAATAATACAAAAATCTCTATCTGAGTATTCATCATTATTTCCATAAAGATATGAACCAAAAATAAAAGCCCCATCAACTCCAGGAATTGCAGATATTTCAAAAATATTTTGAACATTCTCCAATTCATCAAATAAATTCATTTTATTTTCCATAATTTATCCTAAACAGTTAAAATTCCACTTGCCATAAGTTTTTCATAAACTTCGTTTGCTCTACCCATATCATTAGAAAGAGAAGTTTCTTCAGTTATAATTACTGAATAAGGTTTTCCCCAAGCTTCACATTCATATAGTTTACTTTTTCCAGGAAGCATTTTAACAAAATGAGTATCATAAACATCAACACAAGCTGAGTCTTCTGTAGCTTTTTCACCAGTTATTTCAACAGGAATACCCTCTTTATCAACATCTATATAAAGATAACTATCCCTTTTGGAGAGATGCGGATGAAAATTAAAAATTTCAGTTTCCCCAAAGAACACTCTAGCTGTCAATTTTACTTGATCTTTTATCAATATATTCATTTCACTAATTAACTCAAAAACTGTTTGATCTTCAAAAAGTAAAACTTCATCTACGACTGCACTTAAAATATCAAATGTTAAATCTTTTACAGAGTCAAGAGCATCTTCTATTTCTTCTATTTTTTTAGGATCTTTGATATATTGTCTAATATATTCACCTTGAATTTCTTTTGTTAATCTATCAAATTTGAAATGATAATGAATTCTTCCTGGTCTTCCAATAAGAAATTGATCAATAGTGTTCGAGTCATTTTCAGTAAAAATAAAAAGCTTTTTAGTTTTCATAGTACCATCAATTAATGTTAATAATTGATTTTGAATACTTTTGTTGTTGTTTTCTCTATCAACATAAACTTTTGCAAATTCATCAAAGAAAACAACACAAGTTCCTAAAGAATTTATAAATTCCATAAAACCTTGTCCAATAAATGGTTCATTCACTAAAACTACTGGATACCCCAATTCAATTATCTCATTTGAAATTAATGAGCTTAAAAGAGTTTTTCCTCCACCCTTTAATCCTGTTAATAAAATACCAGTTGCTGTACTTTTTGATTTAAACTTAGTTATAACTTTCTTAGATTTTCTTTGAATTTCTGAACCAAATAATTCTGGTAATGCAAATTTATTTTTTTCTTTCTTTAAGAAAAATCCTTGTATTTTATTAAATTGTACACTATAAACTCTTGGAGTTAATTTCTCTTTTAAATTTTCTTCATCATATGAAATATGATATACAATATCTCCACTATCTACAAAACCTTTCATTTATTTTCCTTTTATCTTTTAAATTCTTCTTGATTTAGCTATTATTACAAGCCCTGATGATGCATTTTCAAGAGTATTTAGAATACTCTCAAGTTCACAAGCAGTTAATTTCTCAATAGGAGGAAATATTACACCCTCATAGTCTTTTCCGTCAGTTACATTAATAAACTCTCCTACAATTAAGTCATATAATTCTTTAAGTTCATCTAAGTTATCTTGTGTTAAATCTTCTAATCTAACTTCTTTATGACCTTGTTTTAACATTTCTAGACTCTTATCTAATTGAGCTATTTCTTCGGCTGTGAACATTTTCATCTTTATTCCTTTAGTCTTTATATAATATATTATAACTAAATTATACTTAAAGATCCTTTAATTTTAGATATTTCCAAAATTAAAGTTGCCAAATCCTATTCCAGCATCAGCTCCAGTTGAAACATTTTGTTGAGAGGTTGAAATTGGGTTATGTAAAGGAGTTGCACCCATATCATTATTTTCATCTGCCCAATACATTGCTCTTCCATAATCAACATTTAAAGTATATTTATCAAGCTTTCCAGTGTATCTATTTTTCCAGAAATTTATTAGAACTTTATTTTCGTTTCTTAACATTTCTGTACTTAAAAGACCAAAAGCAACATCGGCAGTTTGAATAACCCCAATAGAGTCTGAAACATCATCAGCCCCAGCTTCTAAGTTATCAAAAGCTTGTCTTCCAAGTTGTTGAGCAGTAATTACAGCAACTCCTAGATCTTTTGCCATTCCGTGTAATTCTTCAGCGATACTTTTATAATAAAGATAACCACCAGCTTTCCCCAAAGTAATTCTATCTGATTTCATAAGTGCTAAATAATCAATAATAATTATCTTTGGAGTTTTACCAGTCTGGGCATAAAGTTCTTTTAAATATGATTTTATACCCATTACTGATAAATTCCCAGCACTATATTCTTTCATATATAAAGTACCCAAATCTTTTGGGAATTTTGATTTATATTCTTCAAAAGAAAGATCTTTAATATCATTAGCAGGAACATTTATTAAATTAGCATCAATTCTTCTACCAATTTCTTCTTCTGGCATTTCAAGAGTAAAATAAAGAACATCTTCTTTCCTTAAACAATAATTCCCACCTAAACTCATAAGAAGTGTTGATTTACCTCCGTGTGATGGTGCTAAAGCTACTGATAGTGTTTTTTCTCTAAATCCACCTCCTAAAGTTTCATCAATAGAAGAAATTCCTGTAAGATACCCCTGAAACTTCTGTGTATAATATTCAAACTTATGTTCTAAATCCATAACGGATAATCCAAGATCAGAGTCAATTTTAATACTTAAAGCTTGTTCAATTTTACCGAGAATTATTGAAAAATCTTCGTTACTTTGAATAATATCAACAGAGTCTAAAATAGCATCTCTTAATTCAACTTTTTGAATATATTCTTCTGCTTCTTTTTCTAATACTTTTTCATCTATTCTTTCTGAATTTAAAAGTATAGCTTTTAATTCCATTTTAACTTTTTCAAACATTTCTTGATTTGATATATTATAATTTTGCAGAAATAATATAAAATCTTTTGGTGCTGGATGTTTATCATATTTTGTAACAAAAGAGTTTATAGCTTTAAAAAGCTCTTGTTGTTCAATTCTATTGAAATGAGTAGGTTTTAGAAGACCATATACTTTACCAAAAAATGTCTCATTTACAAAAAGTTCTTTTAGAATTTGCTGTTCTAAAATTTCTTCCATATTCATAATTTTCTCCCTTATACTCTATTTCTTTCTCTTGTTATTACTTTTGTAATAGTTGGGTGATGCCAACCATTCCCCCAGTATTTTGCTACATTAAAACATTTTTCAAATTTTTGTTCTTTCCAAATTTGATTAAATTTCATACAATTTAAAATCTTATAAGTAAAGAAATATTTTTTAAGATGCTTTAAACTTTTAAACCTAGCAAAATTTATATAAGAATATTTACTCATTTTAAAATAAAAATATAAAAATTTAAAAGAAAAAAGATTTAAGCTATCTTTTAAAGTATCTAAAATTGTATAGTCATCATACCCTAAAGAACCAAACGGAATTTTAAAATAATCTGATACTAATTTTTCCGTTTCATTCATTTTAAAGTCCTAATTCTTCCAAGTATATCTTAAATGTACCAGCATCAAAGTCAACACCGTGGTCGCTTACTATTGTAAATGGTCTTATATATTCCCCAAAATCATCAAATTTTACTTCAACTATATATTTTTCAGTATAATTTTCTATTCGCCATTGTTTAGTTCCAATAGTTTTCACAATTTCATTCGGTTCAAATTCAACTATTTTCTTTAATCTCATATTTTTCCTTTTTAATCTTTTTAAAGGTTACTATACTTTCCCCATATTTTTCTAGATATTCTATTGAATTATAATCATCTAAACTTTCTTGAGTTGTAATATAGTTACATTCTTCTCTTAATAAGTTGAAAGAATTCCCTCTTCTTTCGAATTTTTCAAGATCTTTACTTAATTTTTTAAGGGTTTTTACAAGTTCAAAGATATCATCTGGAATATTGTTAAAGAATGTCTCATATAAATCAATATCATCAATATCTACATCTTTAAATTCTACTTCTTCACCTGAAAAAATTGAATAGAAACACCTAGAGTCCTCGCAAAAATCTATAAATATATCATTATCATATACCATTACATTTCCCTCTGCGAAAAACTCATCAAATACTCTTACTTGTTCTAATGTCATAAATACCCTTTTTATTTGTTATATAATATTATAACTAAAAAATACTTAATTCTTGCTTAAAAAGTCTTCAACCCTAGTAGAAACAAATTGTACATAATCAAGAAGAAGTTCATTACTTTTTAGAGTTATACCAAATGCAAAGTTATGTCCACCACAAGAAATAAGTTGATCATCATTTCTTGTAGATAATAGGTCAATTACAAATTGTTTTACTTCAGGATAATCATCATCTACTCTAATTGAGATCTTATTTTTCTTAGGATTAAAACCAAAATATGCTTTAAAATCTGGATAATCAAACCTTGTATCATTAATCCATTCAACAGTAGGTATTACAAAAATATGTTCCCCTCTTATAATCATACCATTTTCTTCAAACATCTTATAATCATTCAACTTGTTTTGTATCATTCTTTGTTGAGCTAGTTTAAAGTCTTCAGGAAGAAGCCAATTATTTCTTTCTAATCTAAAAATAAATTCGTGGAAGCCCCCATTACTTATAACATACCAAAAAACTTTATCAAGAAGAAATGCTTCATTAAATAGAGGATTGTCAGTTTTCCAAGTATCATAAATATTAATTAAATTTATTAAACTCTTTAAATTTACATCACCACAAACCTTTTCAAAATAATTATATGTTATCTGAGCAGCACAAATAGTTGTATCAATAATATAATTAAAATTTACGAATTTTTCTTGAGCAGCAGAAAAAAGAGCTAATTCCATATCTGTATATTGGTGGTGATCAAAATAGAAGAATTTCTTTGTAGGATTTTCTTTCACAACTTTTAAAAATAATTTAATATCATTTTCTTGAAAATTTAAGTCAGTGATATAGTTTATATCTCCAAATTCAAAGCTACCTATTGAATTTGTGATTTCATCATAACTAATATTAATATATGAATAATCTATTTGTTTTTTATATGCGAATATTTTAACTGGAATACAAGCACCAATCCCATCTAAATCTGTATGACTAATTTGTTTTATTTTCATCTTTTTCCCTCTGTAATTTTATGTTTTTCTTTAAGCTTTTTTAATTCAGCTTTCGGTAGCATTTTTAAATATTCTTTTGCAGTATTTTTATTAATGCAATAAATTTCTTGTAAAAACTCAATACTTTCTTTATCTTCCTTTAAACCTTTTGGATAAGGAACATAATATTTTGGAACTAAAGCATTTACAAATTTCCACTGATTTTCAACAGGAATAATAGCTGAATATCTGTCTAAAAATAATCCCATCATAAGGGTATTTACATCTCCTGATAATAGGTTATGGAATAAAAAGGGACTAAGTTTTGATAGTTCTTCATCAGAGGGAACTCGTTTCTTATTCATACAAGTTGTCATAACTTCAAACATATTAAATTTTTCTTTTTTAATTTCTTCTTCATTTTCAATTATTGGTGTAATACCAAATTCTTCTAAAAAACTCATTTTTCTCCTCCAAAATGGCTGATAAAATCTTCTATGATTTTATCAGTATCAGTAACTTCCACTTCAGTAATATTTTTAGAATAAAGAGATTCAAGACAAAAGTTTATTTCATCTACAAATAATATAAGATTTTCTTTACAGTCAAATAAAAATGTTATTTTTTCATTTCCATTTACAACTGAAACTACTAATTTTTCTAAAATAAAACTTATTTTCGTATCTTTTCTTAACTCAATATTTGAAAATGGTGTTACATAAAACATTTTATTCCTTTATTTCCATTGTATTGTGTTACTTTGCATCAAAGTAACTAAAAATGCCATTAATGGTATTTCCTTATTAATTGCTCTTGTACTCATATCCTGATATTCAGCCATTTTAGGTATGATTTCTGGTTGACTTTGCATTTCAACAATATTGTCAATATTTTTCCACATCCAGGTATAAAATGTATCAGGAAGTGTTATTTCTTTAACTGCTTCTCTAGTACCCTTAAAATCTTTAAGTTTAATTTTTTCAATTATACCTTTATATGTTAATGTTTCAGCTTTACCTAAAACAAATTTCCCACTATTTGAATGTTGTTGTAAAAAACCAATCATTGCCCTTGTTGATGGGTAAAATTGTTTTACTACTTCAGCAATATCAGCCATTTCATATTCAATTTTTTCATTTTCAAGAATAAATTTTAATCTTTCTAAGATTTGCTTTCCTAATTCAGCTTTATTTTCAGCAAAAATTCTATCTAAATCATAAACTTGAAGTCTATTAATAACTGCTGGAATTATTTTATCTTTATAATTTCCAGTTAAGATAAATCTCGCATTTTTACTAAAAGCTTCAATATCATTTCTTAAACCAGCTTGTGCTGCTGGAGATAAATGATCACTTTCATCAAGAACAATAATTTTAACTGTATTTTCCATACTCTTACTTGATGCAAATTTTGTAATAGTAGTTCTAAGCATATCAATACCATTATCTTTAGAACCATTTATTTCAACATAATGATTATTCATATCTTTCATAAGAGCATTATATGTAGAACCCTTTCCTAAACCAGGAGAACCAAAAAACCCAAGATTTGGGATTTCATCTTCTTCTACCCATTTTCTAAAGATTGCTTTTGTTGTTTCAGGCATAATAATATCATCAACTGTTTGTGGTCTATATCTTTCAATCCACAAATATTCACTTGTATCTATTTTCTTCATAGTCTTCCTTTTGGTTTAAGAAGTAGGAAATTCCTACTTCAATTTTTCTATAATTGGCATTTGAGCAATAATATGGAAATCTTCTGGATCAATTCTAACAATCTCTAAATCTTTAGAACTTGTACATAAAATAAAACCCATACAAGCAGTTCCATCTTCAATATCTTGTTCATTGAAAAGAGCACTTAGATGTGGAAGTGCGAATAAAGCTACTGTCTCACCTGTTTCAATAATAGTATGATATGTATGAATATCTTCTGTAATTAAAACATTTTTAAGAATTTTATAAGGATTTGCCCCTTGACTAATATCGCTTCTCGCTTTTTGAACAGTTTCTAATAAGTTCTCTAGTTCAGCATTATATGGTTTTGACATATGTTGCAATCTTTTAGGTAATGTAAATTGTTCTTCAACTTCTTCATAATCAAGGTCTTCTTGAAGACCCTCAATTTTTTCAGCATTGGCTTTAACTAATTGTGAGATTTTATCTTCATAATGGTCAATTTTCTCTTCTTTAGACTCAGTACCCATTTCTTCTTTAGACTCAGTATCCATTTCTTCTTTATCAGTCTTAGATTCAACTTCAACTAAAACTCTTGCAATCGAACCATCATTCGCTAAATCATCACCAAGAGTTAAAAATCCTGAATAGATATCAAAAAGAACTTCTTTAGCTTTTACATTATCAGTTACACCCTTTAAATTAAAAGTTATCGAATATTCTTCACCATCTTCAAGATTTGAAATTTCCCTTTTAAATTTTGCTTTAATTGCTTCTACACCCATTTGGTTCATATTGAAATTATTTTTCATCTTATCCTCAAAACCTTTATTTCTCCCCATTTCTTCATCAATTAATTGTTGAATAATTTGTTCTAAGTTTGGTTGTTCCATCTTTTATCCTTTATTTTTTATAAGTATATTATACCCTATTTTAACTTAATATTTGATTAAATCTTAATATATTTTTTAAGTTTTATCATTGTATGAAATTCATACGACTTTTTTGCTTCTTCTTCATTTTGTTTAGTTAAGCAAAAATGAATATCGCCATTATCCCTATCCATAAGTTTTAAAATTGCTTTATAACCATCAATATCAAAACTCTCTTTCAACTCTTGTATTGACTTCATTTCAGTTTCCTAACTTTGGATTAATAAGTAGCTTAATAAATTCTATATCAAAACTAAAGAATTTCATTAAGAATTTCATTTGTTTCCAATGTCTTCTATAAATTCGTTGTTCCATTATATGTTGATGTTTACCTAAAAGAACAACAAAATATAAAGAAAAGAAATGAATATTACCATTTTGATAATCATTTAAAGCTTCAATGAAAAAATCATTAAGGTTTCCTCTTTTATAAAGATAATTTATATCTTTTTCCATTTTCATTTTATAGAATTTAATATCCTCTATGAATGTTTCATATTCTTTTTGAAGTTCTGAGAAATTTCTTGAGATTGTTATAAATTCACTTATATTAGTTATATCATTCTTATAAACTAAGAAAATACATACGAGCATAAATCTACTTCTTGTATATGAAGAAAATCTCTCATAATTAAACATCATATCAAATTGCTTCGACATACCTTTAGCTTTTATTGGAGATGGTAAATCATTCTTATATGTTTGAATAATTCCCATCGCTATTGAATATTGATCTTGTTTAGTTAGCATATTTTTCCTTTGCTAATTATACTATAAGTTTCCTTACCAATCGCTTAAATCAGCAGTCTTAACTGCATCTTTTTCTTTCTTGATATAATGATTTGCCTTTAAATCATCTGCTAAAATAGATTTAAAAAATTTATCAGATTTGAGCTGATCTCCAACTTCCATTATATCAAACCCTTTCTCTTCGCAATAAATTAGAATTCTTTCTAACATTGTAAATTCATCAAGACCATTTACTTTACTGAACTCTATAATATCTTTTGCCATATCACCTAATAACATCTTCTATACCTTTTCAATTTTACTATATTTGTTTCTATCATCTTTACTAACCTTATAAACTGATTTTGCAACATCATCTATTGATTTTACTTCTTGTTTATGTGATATAATAAACACATTCTTTTCCTTGAAATCTTCTTTTAAAATTTCAAGTACCAACGATGTCCCCTCTTCATCTAGACTACTATCTAAAAATTCATCAAGGAATAAAATATTAATCTTTACAGACATTTCTATAAGCTTTAAAAAACTAAACAATATTGACAAAACAATTCTTTGTTTTTCTCCATTACTTAATGAATAATATTCAAATTCCTCATCTCTTCTTGTTATAGACTCTTTTAAATCTTTAGAAAGAAAGAACTGATAATCAACTTCAAATTTTTCTAAATACTCATTTATAAAAGTATTCAAAAGTGGTATTTGGGTACTTATGATTTTCCCAGTAATATTCTTAATAGAAAGAATATTTTCAAGCATAGCATAATCATTCATATCTCGCTCGTATAAGGCAACTAGAGCACTTTCTTTTTCAATGTCAACCGAAAGTTCATCTATTTGTTTTTCAGTCTCTATCGTTGAGATCTCGTGCTGATTTTCAAGGGTATTAATTTCATTTTTTATAAAAATAATATTATTTTCAGCTTGTCTTGACTTTGCTAATTCTGAATTAAAATCAATTTCTTTACTCTTATATTTTTCAATAATTTCTTTCAATCTTTGCATTTCAACCGAATGATTTTGAATAACTTTTTCTATGTCTTCGAGATCTTTTTTTATTTTTTCAACTTCAACTGTTTTCTTTAGCTGGATTTCTTTAAAATTTGCACCACACTCAGGACAAGTAACTTCATCTGAATTATTAAAAGAAGAAAGTTCACCTAAGAGATGATTTTTCTTTTGAACATTTACATTATATTCATTCACAATTTTATTATAATCGCTAAAATATGGTTCGAACCTTTCTTTTAAAGTCTGAAATTTTTCTGAATATGTCTTAAATGCTTCAACAATATTATTAAGGTCTTCCAATTTTTCTAATAATTCACTTATTCTCTGGTCTCTATTTTCTTTAACATTTTCATTTTGTACTGTTAAATCCTCAAGAAGTCTTTTTGTCTTTACTAAGCTTTCTTTTTTAGTATTAACTTCAATCAATTTAGTTGTTAATTTCCCTTTAATATCAGATTTTAATAGTCTTATTTCTTCAATCAGCATACTAAAAATTCTTGTATCTGTAAGAATTTGAAGGATTTCTTCTTTCTCTTTTTGATTTAATTCCATAAAATGTTTCGCATTTTCAACATTTGCACCTAAAGCTACTAATTGTTTAAAAATATTTTCTGACATTCTTAAAATATCATTCTCTAACATAGCTTGATAATCTTTAACTGTAGTAAATGGAATTAATTCTTTATTTTTATAAATATTAAATTTAGTAGGTTTTAAACCTCTTTCAATAATATAAAGATCCCCATTAACTTCTAATTCTAAAGTTACTAACATCGCTCCATCACTATACTTATTTTTTAAAGATGCTAATTTTATCTTTGCGAATGGTTTTCCATAAAGCACATAATTTAATGCTTGAATTATAGTTGATTTTCCTTGACCATTTTTTCCGATAATTAAACTAAGCCCTTTTTCAAAATGAATAGTTTGTTCATCTTCTCCATAACCTCCAATATTTTTAAAGGAGATTTTTTTAAATTCTATATACATTAATTTTTTTCCTTTAATATACTGAATAGTTCTTTCAGCTTTTTCTTTAATCTATCTTTATCATTTACATTAGATTTTGAAATATATTCTTCAATAAATTCATTAGCATTAACAGAATTTACCATATTAACATCAGCATCTTTTGCTTGATTTTTCATTTCTTTCAATTCTATATTATTAACAAAATTAAATAAAATATTTTTTTCTTTTATAGTTTCTAGTAAATCTTCAAATCCATCCGAGAATACGATAATTTTTAAGAAAAATCTTTTTAATTCTTCTGAATTTTTATCAACGAATTCAATAAAATCTTCTATATCTAATTGAAGTTCATAATCATCATAAAATTTAATAATGATACTTTCTTTGGAATTAAAAATGATTTTTACAAATATTCTAGATAAATCATTTTGTATAAACTCTAAATCAGTTCCATTTATAACATAGAACCCTCTTCTATCACCAAAATCACCCCAAGTTAATTGATAAGGAGTACCAATATAATGAATATTTGACCTATTACCCTTTAAATGAAAATGTCCCGAAAGAACTATTTTTCCCTCGAAAATATTACCATCAATTCCATCTTCACATTGATGTCCACGAACCATATCAAAATCTTTAATTTCAAAATGCCCCATAATAATATCACCCTTAATATCTTCTTTATTAAGCTTATTTTCAACCAACCACGGAAATAGTTGTATATTTCCAATCATTGTAGGTTCTTCAATAATTTTTATAAAATCAAATTGTTCAGCTAACATTTTTATCATTGATACTTTTAGACTGTCTCTAAAATATATATCGTGGTTTCCTAGTAAAATAATCATTTCAAGATTAGGAAGTCTTGATTGCATCTCATTTAATAATTCAATAACTTCATAAAGAAAATTAACATCAATAATTTTTCTATTATCAAAAAAGTCACCAAGTTGATAAATTCTTTTAATTTTATTTTCTTTCATATATGGAATTAACTGCTCTAAGAAAAATATCTTTTGATTTTCAAAAAATGTTAAATCAAATGATTTTATTCCCAGATGGAAGTCTCCTATAATTACACTTTTTTCCAATTTTGCTCCTTACCAAAGTTTTTGTAACTTCTTTGTTTGTCTTTTTTGTATATCCATTCTTATACCACTATCTTTTTGGTTAGTTAAAGTACCCTTATTTTTAATCATTCCTATCCTATTAATCATAATTTTTTCATTCTGATATGCTATTTTTTCGTTATCAGTAAATGCAAACACTTGAATAAAACTTCCTAATAATTGTATAGCTTCAACTAAATTATATTTTTTTAAAAGCTTACTAATTATAAGAAATATTCTTTTACATTTTAAACTATCACTTTTTAAATAGATTGAAAAATTATCATTTTGAATACATTCTGAAATATGGTGAAGATATCGATCTTTTGTTCCCTTTCCGACATAAAATGGTTCATAGAGGAGACAAAAGTTTAAATAACGATACTCAAACTTTCCTGGTTTGAAAGGATCTAAATAGATATAATTATAATATCGTTTCATTCTTATCCTTTATAGATATTATTATACTATATTTTTACTTAAAGTTTTATTAAAAATTTGAAGTATTTCCTAAAACTCTACAATTACTTGAATATCCATTAATAAAAAACCAAGTATTTGTAATATCATCAAATCCTGTAACTTTTTCCTTATCAATAATTCTTATACCATCAGTCATATAACATTCAAGACTTCTATTTTCATCGTGTTGTAATTTATAATAAGGATCTGTTGAGTTTAATAGATTTACCATCCCATATAATACTAATGCAACTGCAATAACTTTATATCCTGGTTTTGTGATTATTCTGTTTGAAATTTGTTTTAGTGTAGACATTTTAACAACCTTTAGTTTATATAATATATTATACCTAAAAGTTGCTTAAAGAGGGCTTAACACCCTCGTAAAGATAATAGAGTTTTAGCTAAAAACTCAGGAAGATTTTTTTGCATTTCTTCGTTTTCCATAATAGGATCAGTCATATAATCAACTGCTTCTGACTCTTGTAAACTTGTTTCAGTCGTATGTAGATTAATATATTTTGTTGTCCATTTTATATTTAGATCTTTTACTTCTGGATAAATAGGTTTTAATCCAATAGCTAATAATCTTTGATTTGTTAAAAACTTAACATAAGTTTTACCAATTTCAGCATTCATTCCAAGAATAGTACCTTTACTATAAAGATAATCAGCCCATTCAAATTCTTCTTCTGATGCTTTAAAATACATATCATAAATTAAAGGCTTAATTTCTTCCCAGATTTCTTTGTATTCAGGATCTTTTTTAAGAGTATTTAACATCCATTGAGTAAATGCTAAATGTTTTTTCTCATCTCTTTGAATAAACTGTAAAATTCTAGAACTACCAGGAAGCTTTCCTGTAAATTCAGTAATTGCCCAAATACTCGCAAACCCAAGATAAAATCTTATTCCCTCAAGAATATTCATCCCAACCATACCAACTAGAATTAATTTTTTAAGGTTTCTAATTTCTGATTTTTCAATAGGAATATTATTTTGAGATTTATATAGATAATTGATTGCAGCAAAATACAAGTCATTTCCATCCTTTACAACAGTTCTAGCTTGTGATTTTAATAAATCATTAGTCCAAATATCATTAAACACTTCATCAGGGTTTGAATAAATATTTTCAATCATATAACTATACGATCTTGCGTGTAATCTAGACTCAAAATAAGTTTGTTCAATTAATACACCCTCTAATTCAGGATTTGTAGTCAACTGACCAAAAGTCATTAAAGGATTTCTTCCTTGATAACTATCAAGAAATTCCAATTTACTTAATTGCTTAGTAAAAATCCAATTTTCAGCTACTGATAGTGATGTGAAGTCTACCTTATCTTTTGTTAGTTTTACTTCTTCTGGAACCCAGAAAAATCTTTGCATTTCAAGGGCACAATTTGATAACCACTCATATCTATTTTCATCATACCTTTGTGTGTTTCTAGATGTCCCTAAAAATAAGGGTTCTTTCATCAGATTTACTTTTTCAACTTCATAAACATTTGCTTTCATATTAATCCTTTTTATATTTTTTATTTCTACTATCGAATACTATTTGTTCAACTTCAACCCCTACTTTTTCAAGGAATTCTATACCATCATTATTTCTATAATGTTCATTATAACAAACTCTTATAATACCAGCACCAGCAATAAGCTTTGCACAAGTAGGACAAGGTGAGTGAGTTATATACATCGTCGCTCCAACTGTACTAATACCATTTTTCATCGCAAAAAGTAAAGCATTTTGTTCTGCGTGAATAACAAATTCATTAGTTTTTAAATCTGTGCAGTGTTTTCCCTCTCCTCCACATTCTTCACAAGTATAATTTTCTAGTATATCACTTGGGAATGAAGTTTTAAGATAAGAACCTTTACCATTACATTTTTTACAAGTAACTTTTTCTCGTTCTTCGCAATCTGTGATAAATTCTTCGCAATTATTTTTTGTTTTTGATAATGTACCATTATAACCAGTAGATATAATTCTTCCATCTTTTGAAATAATAGCACCAACTTGAAGTCTCTTACAATAACTTTCTTTACTCCATACAAGAGCAGTTTGCATTAAAGTATTATCAAATTTCTGCATTATTCTATCTCAAAAGTTCTATGTTCAGGAATTTTTAACCCTCTTTGTTGAGTAGTATGAATATGAAGATTATAAACTCTACCATTTATATAAGCTCTTAAAAGATCGTTTTTCTCACGTTTAATAAAAATATTTAAAAACCCATCTAAATACATAATATTTTTTATTAAATTAACTTTAAATGGTGAAATAACTAAATAATCACCAGGATTTAAATCCATATTGTGAAATAAATTAACAACTTGTGAGAAAGTTTTACGACCACCATTTTCCTCAAAATCTTTTTGAAGAAGATCTAAATCAATTTTACTCATATTTTTTACCTTTATGTTTTTCTTTTCTTGAATATTTTTTAGTCGGAGAACTACATCTTGTTTGTAAATTAATTTCTCGTTTACAACATAGTAATATATTAAAATCCCTTTGCTTTGGTTTTTGGACTTTTTTAGCTTTCATAGTAATTCCTTTAATTTAATTATAATTTATTATACTATAAACTTCCTTAATTTATAATTAAATTAAAGGAATTATTGGAGTCCCAGGAGGGATTTGAACCCCCGATACAGAAATTTGCAATTTCTTGCCTTACCAAACTTGGCTACTGAGACATTGGTGGAGTCGTGGGGAGTCGAACCCCAGTCTTTATAAATTTTCAATTTTAGAATTGTACAAGTTTTTATGTTGAATTTTTATTGAATTCTAACAACTATATTTTTTAATATAGAAACATCTTAACCTTTAAAGAGTTAAGAAAAACTTTTGGATATTTCTATCGACGAATTGCTCCCACAATACTTTTTTCTTAGATTTGATAATATGGTTCTAAGAGACCATAGTGGGTGCTATGCAGCAACTACCACGCTGTAATTTGTATTGTTTGCAGTTAAGTTTTATGTTGATTGTTTAAGTCAATCAATCTACTTGTTCTAAAATTTACTCATTCACAAGTCGATACCAAGTCGACCCCATTAAAAAGATTGAAATTGATTAGTTCTAAATATAGAAGCGATATTCATTTCAA